CCGGTGCTCTGAACGGTGAGAGAGTATTCGGCCCAGAGACCCTTGCCGCCGGGGACCTCCTGCACGGTGAACTGACCGGCAACTGAGGAGGGGTAGATGCGGAACATGCGCTCTGTCGAGAAGACAAAGGGGGTGCCGTCATAGACACAGCCACCGCGCAGGGGCTCTGAGGGGCTGGTAACGATCAACGAGTTGGGAAGGTCGGTGGAGTCCGGGTCGTTGCCGTTGGTCCAGTAGAGAGTGCCGGAATCGGCATGGGTGCCACCACAACCGAAGATGTAAGCGCCGCCCGTGCCGCCCGTGCCATAGGGGCCCCACATGTGAGGCAAGGCGGCTCCGGCTTTCAGGGTGCCCGTCGCCGTGGCCCAGGGGTAATACTGGGAACTCACCAGGAAAGCACTGACATCCTCAGTGATCTCTAGCTCCGTAGGGCTGATTACCTGATAGATCGTATAGGCTTGGTTGTCGATGGAGATCAGACTGCCGGGGAGCCAGTTGACATCGAACTGATCATTCGCACTGGTCAGGACCCAGGTACCATTTGCCTGCTTAAAGATCTGGTCCGGGGATACGCTATAGACCGCGTTCACCTGGACCACAAAGGGCCGGAGCAGGTTGGGACGGGCCACGCCGGTTATCGGGTCGAGCACGCTGGGGGGCCGGGGAGCGGTGGCGATCTGCGCGTCCGGGAGGTTGTCGTAGAAGAGCGTGTTGCCGGGGCCGTTCACCGTACCCACATAGCGATAGTCGAAGATCGTGCCGCCCCAGCGGTAGATATCGATCAGGATGTTAAAGTCCGGGTTTCCGGTCTGCGGGTCGATGGGAGTAGAGGGAGCCTGCACCACACCGACACCGTGCGTGGTGCCGTCCAGGACCAGTCCGGGAGTGGCCAGGGAGACGCGGGTCAGGGCCGATGGGTTGCTCTTCGCGCCGGTCCACTTGTTGCGATAGGCGAAGGCCCACTGGTAGGAGCCCACCAGGGGGCCGGGATCGCCGGGGGTGGGGATTGTAGTGTTGATTGGCGGGGTGATGCCCTGGGTGATGGCCCGCGCCATGTGCGCCGTGGTGTCGCCGGGGTAGTAGCCTATCGAGAAGTTGAGGTTGGCGTCTCCCACATACTTCCAGCCGATGTTGGTTCCCACCGGAGCCATATCCACAAACGAAACCGGATTGCCGGAGAGCACATTGTTGGTGGAGACCGGAATGCGGATCGGGTTCAAGCTGGTGTTGAGCAGATCGGCTGGCGTGGCTCCCACATAGAACTGGTTGAAGGTGCCGCCCTCGTTAACTCCCAGGGTGTAGACCTTGGTGAAACCGACTAAGTCAGTGTTGGAGTTGTTGAGGACCGCAATCGAATGGATGAAGCGGCGTCCCCCTCCAGCGAGATTGGCGAAATCGGCAAGGCCGGGACGGGTCTCTATGGTTTCCTGCTGGGTGATGCGGACATTCTTCGCATAGAGAACCTGCCCGTCCGGGATGGTGTCGATGGTGCGGTTCCACTGCATGCCCTTGTGTGTGAAACGGGATGGCTTCCTCTGGAATTCCGGCATGCTTATGCGGCAGGGGCTTCCTGCTCCTCCTTCTGGGACTGGCTGAACAGCGGAGTTAGGTAGCGGGCCTTGTAAGTGATCAGCTTGCTGCGCTGGGTCGCGCCTTTCAGGAAGTTGTCCAGGAGGGGCATGGACTGGACAAACTCGACGCCACCGACTTTGATCTGCAAGACGTGCCTGCAGTAGTCGAAGATGTAGGGCATCTCTTCGGGGCCTAGCTGGATGAAGTCGCCGGGAAGGTGGGGGATGGGCGCGGACTGCACCAGATCGCAGGTAATCGTGTAAGCGCTGTTGGGCACCTTGTAGAAGGCTAAGAGGTCGTAAGCGCAGGCCGCGATCTGCGGGATGCCCGTAGCCGTCTGCCAGTAGGGCTTGTGCGAGTCCAGGCTGGCCAAGGTGTCCAAAGGCATCAGCTTGTTGCTCACACGCACCTGGATCACTGAGCGGTGCAGGACGGCAAGGTCCAACAGAGAGCTATAGCGCTCTTCGCAATACTTGCTGCGGATCGGATCGAAGCCCTGCGAGTTGGTGCAGAGCACATCGTTCAACGCGCCATACTTCAGAGCGCACACCAGTTCATCGGGGACCAGGAAGGGGGTAGCGGCGGCTACGCTCAGCTGCAGAGTCTGGGCATAGGTGAGATGGATGCTACCCGCAGCGATGGGAGGGGGAATCACGTTCATGGTCCCCGGCATGGCTTCCACCTGGGAGTAGCCGTAGGGCTTGGCCGGGGTCAGGTTCCAGTTGGGCCGGTAAGACTGGGCCGCGAAACTATCGGTGCGGCGCAGGGGCGTAATCTTGCCCGTGGCTGTATCGATCCAGGCGGCGCGGGCGATCAACGCCACCGACTGGGAAAGGGTCACTTGATTGGCCGGGGGCACGGGACCGGGGATCACGGCGAAGGTCAGGGGGATGCGCGAGTCGATGACAAACTCGTTGCGGCGGCGGGATAGGGAATTGGTGATCTGGCCGATGGTGAATTGATCGGTCATGCCGGTGCCCGCCACGCCGCTAGGGGGCTCCAGGAGGTGGTACTGCATCTCCTTGGTTAAGTCATCGAAAGTGTAAGTGCGGGCGCGGAGCGCAGGGAATTGCGCCGCGAGGTCGTAAAAGGGGGCTCCTGAGGAAGTGGTGAAGGTAGAGCGGATGGTCCAATAGCTGGTGATGGCTCCCCACAAAAGCATGGCCTCGTTGAGAGCCCTCACCAATTCATCCTGGGCCCAATACACATGGTTCGGATCACTTAGGATCTGCGCTAGTTCCGCAGTGAAGCTCGACTGGGTGTATTGGGTGTACGGCAAGTCATCCTCTAGTACTTACCGGGTTTGTTAGAGCCTTTGATGTCAATCTGCGTGTCCCAGTTACCGTTCTCGCCGGGGCCAAAGATATCCGCGCCGCCCTCTCCAGTGGCGTTCTTGGTGATGCTCTTGTAGGAGTGGGTCGCGCTACCGCCCTTGTCTCCCACGTTGGCACTGCACATCGGAGTGTCGATCTGGCCCACTGTGGTGCCATCCTCTCCGGGTTCGCGTCCTTTCATCTTCTCGTCAGCCATATAAGTCTCCTTAGTAGTCGGGATAGAATGCGTGCCGCTGCAGCCAGGAGCCGTCCCGCCAGGGCCCCATATACGGTAGACCTTGGTAGGTCAGATTCTTGATGCCGGTGTCGTCATCCTTCTTTTCGAGTTCGTAGATCAGCCGCTCCGCAGTGGCGCGATGGATGTTGGCCACGTTGACGTCGCGGTAGGGGTTGGGTGAATCGGCGGTCCCCGGCCAGAGCGCCAGATTGGTGAGGGCCATCTCCACCAGAACATCGCCGCGCCGCGCCACAAAGTTTGGCAGGACCGGATTCTCGTCGCTCAGGGCCGGTAGCTTGCAGGCGTACTGGTAGGGGTAGACATAGGGGGAATTGATGGGCCGGGGCCACATCTCAAAGCGCGGCAGGCCGCTCGTGGCATCGGCTTGGCAAGAGATCACAAAGACATCCCCGGCAACGTAGACGCCAGCCGGGAAGAACACCTGGACCCCGTTAGAGAGGTCGATGGGGTTGAGGCTCGTTATAACTCCGGTGCCTGACGTAGTCCCGGTGTCTTGGAGCCACGAGAATTGAGCAGTCCCGGAGTTGCCCCCCTGCGTGATCGTAATAGAGTAGATTGAGTCTTCGGGGTAGCTGTAGCCAACTGCTGTTGTGGTGACTGGGGTCGAGCCGCTCCCTTGGATGCGAAGGGCTGGTCCAATAATCCCTTGGTGGTTTTGCGTAGTGTCATAGTAAGCCATTGCGTAAGCGATACCGGACTGGGAACGCTGCGGGTCGTAAGAATCCAACTCCGCTTGCGTGGCGTCATGGTTCAGCCGGTAGTTGCCGCTGGGGTTGACCACCGAATAAAAGTACTGGAAGTCGGTGGGAACGATGAAGTAGCACTGGAAGACGACATAGGCTTGGGTGGAGAGGCTGGGCCCCACCCAGGGTCGGTCCAGGACCAGCATGTTCGGGCTCACTACCTGGGTGATGGTATAGGTCGGGTAGGAAGAGCCGCCTATCGCGCCGATGCGGATCTGCTTGGTGACCATGTCCTGGATGAAGGTGGTGCCCACGCCGGTAACTACAGCGGAGTTGTCGATGGCAGAAACTGTGCCACCGGTTACGTAGATGGGCGAATAGAAGGAATTGGTCTTCATCAGCCACGTCCACTCCCGGCGTTCCGCCAGCTGATTGAAGGCGTCCCGGATCAGGTCCTGAGACAAATCGGGCCCCGCCGCCGGTACGCGCAGCAGAACCCGATTCCAGCATGTGGTGAAGTCGTCCACAAGTTAGTTACCCAGGACCTCAACGATTTCATTCACCATGGCGGCGCTAGAGGTGAACGTGATGATGCTGGTGCCGGGGATGGTCCCCTGGGCGGAAACAGCGGCAGTGATCAGGCTGCCGGGGTTGGTGTCGATCTTCATCACGTTGAAGTAGCCAATCTGGAGAAAGTCCCCGCTATTGCCGGAGATGTTATAGATCTGGTCCCGTAAGCTTCCATCGACGTTGTATTTGACTTTGTTGACGGTGACTGCGGCCATAATCTTTCTCCTTATGGGATGTTTCCGATGTCGATATCCGCGCCGCAGTTGCCGCCGGTAGTGGCAGAGACCACAACACCGATAACCTGGGTGCCGGGGTAGGTAGCTACCGCAGTGCCAAGGGCATCGGCGTTGGTGCCGGTGTTGGCAGTGAGCAGCATGCCGCCCGCCGCCGCGCCCGCTTCCTTCACCGGGATGTTGTATCCCCGGATCAGGATGAAGAAGCCAGCACCAGGAGGAACCGTGCCGCGAATGATGCCAGCCACGTTGTTGCGGAAGCTGGTGGCCACGCCACCCAGGTTGGCCTGGGTACTGACGTTGGTCACGATATAGTTGGCGCGGTCAGCCCAGAAGCACAGCTGGTTCGCCGCCCCGGCATTGGAGCCAGCGGCGAGGGTGACCTTCATGTAGGTCCGGTTGTTATAGTCCCAGGCCGTGCCAAGATCGCCACCGGCATAACCGGGGGTTGATGTTTCCACGGCGGTATCGGGATTGCCGGTCTGGCCAAGAAAGGGAACAAGGGATCGATTTACGTTTGGCATGTTAGTCTCCTCTCCTTAGCTGGCGAATCCATAGATCTGTTTGTGGTAACGGGGGTGGACCGTTAAGTTATGGGCTAAGAGGACTTGGCCCACGAGAGTGGTGTTGTTCGCCGCCGGAACGAAATCGCGGAAGCCGCCGCCGAAGGTGGCATCGGTCGAGACGTAGTAGTTCAGGAAGGGCTTGCGGGCATTGAGGATAAAGAGCACCTCCCGATTGTTAGAGAGCAGGCCGTCCGGGTAAGCGGTGATCGCGCCATTGGAGGTTTCCGTAAGGAAAGTGGTCGCCACCGGATCGTTGGTGCCCGCACCGGCAGGACCGGTCAGGTAGGAACCGGGGCAGTAGCGGGAAGCCACCATGACCGCGCCATTGAAGCTCAGGCCCCGGAAGCCCACGCCCACGTCCAGCTTCACGTCCTGGAAGCGTTGCTGCGTCTGGAACTTGGTCTTCACATAGGAGAAGCCCTTGGGCGTGGTCACCATGATATTGGCTTCGTACTGGCCGGAGCCGTAGAAGCAATCCATGTAACCGGAGTCAATGATGTCGTACTCGATGGAGCCGCCGTTCAGGTTGACGGGAACTGAGGTGAGGGAGGGGCTGTAAGTAGCGCGGGTCAGGCTACCGTAGGTGGGATAGGTGTTGTTGTCCCAGCTGAAGGTTGTGCCGTCGTTGAGGGCTTCGGCAAGGCCGTTGACGTTGGGGACAAAACCGGCGGTGATTCCGTTCATGTAGGTGCCGATACTGACCATGGCACCAAGGGACATGTAGCCCTGGTCCACGCGGGCCTTCAAGAGCTTGATGGCCGCGAGGTCGCCCTTGTTCAGGACCTGGATATCTTCCTGATAGAGGGTTACGGAAATCTGCTGGTACTTCAGGTCGAAGCGCAGCTGCTGCTCAGTCTGACGCTGCGAGACGTTGAAGTTCTTGCCCTTCAAATACGCCCCGCCAATCATACTGGCGTAGAGGAAGTCTTCGTTGATCGTGGAGCCGCCGGTGAAGTCTTCCCGCAGGTTCTGGCGCAAGAAGTAATTCAACGGGTCCTGGTTATAGATATCGTCCACCAAAGCCGGGTTTTTACGGATATAGCGTCTGGTGGTGACGTTAATCTGGTCTAGATTGTCAGGCATTTAGATTCTCCCAAGCCCCGGCTTCGGTGTCACCAGGACTCACTAAGGTTTCGCGGGAACGCTGCGCCAAGCGTTCAGTAAGTCTTGATCCATATCCTTGGGCGCTTCCTCCCCCTTGCGATAGAGGGGGGACTGTTCGGCGGGGACCGTCTCCGTAGGAAGCTGGTAGCGGGAGCGGAGGTCGCGTTCGATCTCCTCGCGCTGTTGCTTCTTCCACTCTTCCTGGGACGCCTTTTCCTGCTCCTGGACGCGGGGTTGTATGTACTTCTCATAAGCCGCAGTCAGGGGAAGATTGTTTTCCATCGCAATCTTGTCGATGGCCGCGAAGTCGGGCTCGTCCTTGAAGCGGACGGTGTGGCGGGCGGTGATTGCGGCAGTGTCCTTGATGACGCTGGCGAAACGCTGGCCTGCTTCGGCGCGTTCCTGCAACATGATACGGGCCATGTCTTCGCGGGAGATGTACTTAGTCGCGTCGAACTGGGGCTGGCCACCGGTTGCCCGATAGGCAGTCAGTTCCTCCATGGCTTTGGTGTATTCCGCAGCCATGCGGTCGTACTCGCCCTTCGCCTGGGGATACCAGTCCTGGTATTGCTTCACGCGCCCCACCTGGGCGTTGTAGTCTTCGGTCGCGGTCTTCACCAGGGCATTCAGTTTCGGGCTTAGCTTCTCGTTGTTGTAGATCTTCTCCAGCGCGGCGGTGACCTGATCGTCAGAAAGGCCAGCGGCGGCTAGTTCGGAGACCATCAACTCTTTAAAAGTGTTCATAAGTTCCTATTGCGTTGGGGGAGGCGGCGGAAGCGCAGTCGGATTCTGGCCCATCCCAGTGATCGCGGGACCAGTGGGACCTCCAGCGGGGGACGCGCCTGCGGCGGCTCCTAACGCATCGGGTACGGCCATGCGCAGCTGGGAGATCATTTGCGCACACATGGGGAGAAGAGAGGGCATACCAGAGGCAAGCTTCTTCAACCCGTCTTCGACTTGTTGGACGGCCTGCATGGAGGTGGACATGCCACCAGAGAATGCAGACGCGCCGGGAGGGGTGTCCGGGTCGCCCTTGGAAGTGTCTCCGATATCCGGGGGCAACGGTGGTAGCGAGGTAGGCATTTCGATGTTACTGAATTGATTTATAGCGTGGGGAGGAACGGGGCTTAAACTTACAGTAGTAGGTGAAGTTACTTTGTAACTGGCTATTCCGGCGGGGGCGGCAGGTAATTCACCTTGGATCGAACAAAGGGAATAGGCTGTTCCAGCGTCCTGAAATCCGTCAAGTGCTTGATCACGGCATCCCTGGACTTCTTGTCCTGCAAGAGGTTTCGCAGGTTGGAAAGAACCGCACGTTGGTAGGTAGCGATGGCTTCAGACTGGGGGCTGCGCACCATCTCCGCATCCTGCGGCCTCACCAGATTCTCAAACCAGGGCATCTTCCTGGTCAGCACATCGTTAACGTAGGAATCCGCATTGGAGTTAACAAGGTGATGCACCATGACATCGGTGAGCCCACGGCGAACCGGATTCGACTGTTTGTATTTGACATAGTGGTGCAAGATGTCATCGGGATCGATGCCCAGTGCGCCGGTAAGCATTCCCTGAGCCTGCTCCCGCGTATTCTGGTCCGGTGCTGGACCAGCCAGGGCTTCCATGAAATTGTTGATCTTGTCATCCATGATCGGGCGCAACCGGTCCATCTCCTGCCCATAGGCGCTAACAGGTGGGTCGTTGCCAGCCAGAGTATTCGCTATGCCGGATTGCTGGTCGGGAGGTGCGGGCATGCCCTGCGGCGACATGACTAACTCTCCTTGGTAACTACTCGCGGGGAGCCTGGGCCGAAGCCTTGCGCCCAGCGGCGTTGATATCGCCGGAAAGGCCCATCTGTTGCTGGTAGAGGATGCGCTCCGGGATGGTTCGCACGTTGTCCGGGAGGACGCCGATGTTGGGGATGCCCAGGACTTCCCAGAGGGTGAAGATGTCCATCCAACCGGCGCGGGTGAGTTGCAGGTAAATCATCTTCTGCTCCACCTGGGCTGAGTTCAGCCAGGAGCCGGGAGTGATCTTGAAGACAAAGCGGCGCAAGAACTCCTTGGCACGGTCCCAGCGCGGCATGGGGCCGCGCAGGATGGCTTCGGGACTGATCGCACCGCTAGAGTCATAGTCGCTATCGTGGACGAAGTCGGGGATCATAGAGCCAGGGTCGAAGTCGAAGTCGTCCTGGGTGACGCCACCGGGGCCTAGCTCTACAACGCGCATGGGCAGGGTGTAGAACTGCGAGAAGTTATACGCCAATTGCATGGCTAACTCGCGGGTGAAGGCTTCCAGGATGCGGGAACGCATACGGATCGCCGGGGTCATCTGGTGGATGATGGCTTCGACGGAGTCGTTAGAGGGAAGCTGCTTCAGCCCCATCAGCTGCTCGATGGCGCTCACGCCGCTTAGCTCGTCCATTTCAGTCTGAATCCACTTGATGTGCTCCCAGATCGATTGGTCGAGAGGGGGCGGGGTGATGATCTGAATGCCTTTACCGGCCAAGGGATTTTGATAAATTTTGTACCCTGCCCGCCTTGTGTCGAAGCTATCGAACTGGGAGCGCGAGACGCTGTTCTTATCATGAATCGACCCCGGCTGGGCCACCTGCGCCGCATGGTCGTCCACCACCCGGAGGAGACGGTTGAGCGATGTCTGCAGCCGCAGGAGGTCCCAGACCGGAGCCTTCCCTAGCCATGTCCAGGGGTAGGGATTCAAGGTCAGTTTCAGGATCGGGAAGTGGCCGTGCCAGTAGTAACTGGGGCCGTCGTAAAGCATGTGCTGGCCTACCCAGGAAATGGTGCGGCGGTTGGGATAGAGCTTGTCGCCCAGTTCCACTTTGTAGGACCAGTTGTTGACCGGCTTGCCGTCTTCCCAGGTGCCCATCTGGAGGGGCTTGCCGGTGTAGTCGTCGCCCATGTCCTTGCGGGTGTTCCGCCGGTCGTCTTTCAGGTAGCAGGTATAGAGGGTGACGGAGGGAATACGGGGCAGTTCGGTGTCGGTGGTAGGAGCCTTGCGAAAGGTCCAGATCGGGGAGATGACGTCTGCGGCGGAATCCCGCATCTTATTCAACCATGTAATGGCAGAGCCGTCACTCTCCGCTTTGACGTCGATGTCGTACTTGTCGCGGATATAGTTGACCGGGACCTTGCGCTTGACGACAATGCCCTGGCAGGACTCGCAGGACTCGTAGCCCAGGGGACGTAGGGGCAGGACGTTGCGCGGGTCCTCCGCGCAGGCGTCGATGTCCTCGATGTCCGGGTTCCAGAAAAGGTGCAGGTAGCCGGTGCCGCCAACGACGTAATACTTGATGGTGTCCGCGAGGCGTAAGTCGATGTTGCGCCGCTGATACCAGAAGGTGGCTAACTTACCGTAGATCTGCGCGTGCTCTTCGAAGCGCCGGTTGGCGACACTGTAGTCCCAGAAGGGACGGGTGTCGGTCATCATCGCCGCAATGTCTTCGGCTATTTTGGCGATCCGGTTGGTGCGCGTGGTGGAGAGGATGCCGGGGGACGTGGAGCGGGTATCGGCGCGGACCAGTTCATCGGTGCTCATGATGGCGTCGATGGCTGCGCTGATTTGATCGAACCCAGGTTGGGAGGAAAGGAAGGCTTCGGATTCGATGACCGCTTCCATCAGCCAGGAGATGGTGGGATTACTAACGTTGTTGCCGTTGAACTGGGTGCTGGGGACCGGAGAGATCGGCAGGCGAGGCGGGGTCGGAGGACCGGCAACGACAGAAGATCCCATGGACCGATGGTAAAGGGAAGGGCCTTAGCCCGCTAAATGATCCTGGTGGAGTTAGGCTAACTCGAGCCTAAGTCGCGATCTGCGCGGGCGGAATTCAAGTCGTAGTGGGAGCGCTCGTGGCGCAGGCCGGTCTTGCGCTCGACTTCGCGGATCTGGGAGATGGTGTTCAGTTCCCGGCGCACGTAGCCTTCTGCGGCCAGCTTCGGGTGCATCGGGCGGTCCCCGCGCCCAGGGATCTTGATCTCGCCATTAGGGCCCTCGTGGATCACCACCTTCTCGTCGTTGCGCAGCTGCGCATCCCCGCTCCAGAAGGAGCCGGGAGCATGGCCCAGACCGGCGCAGGGGAAGGGCCAGTCGCCCACTTCGAAATGCTTCCCGCAGTCAGGGCAGATCATTTCATCAACAGGAGTTCGGCCAGGACCCAGCAGGCAAGACCGAAACCAATCAGGTTACCGCGAGGAGCAGCGACGTTCAGACCGTTGAGCAGGAAACAGCAGAAGGCCAGGACTAAGAGGATCAATCGTAAGAGAGGCATAGTTACTCCTTACCAACCAGCATAGTCATGCAGCTGGCGAATGACCACCTCGCGCAACCAGCGGGGGAAGTTGTCCTTATCCAGGCAACGCGACTTGAGACGGGTCAGCAAGCGGTACTCCAGGTTGATCTCGACGCCTTCCACAGAGACCGTGGAGAGATCCTTCATCGCATGAACAAGAGTCTCCCGGTCGGTGATGAGCTTACCCGTCAAGCTGCTTAATTCAGTCAGGTCCTGGATGGTGAGGACTAAGGCGGGATCGAGCAGATCCGGCTCAACGTGCTTCGTTTTGTTCTTTGTGATTTCCATGAGAGGGCTTTCGGATCGGGTAGTGGACCCGGATTACACGATGGTAATACTGGCCTACGGAAGGGTGGCGGGTCATGGCCGCAAAGATATGCGGGGGAACGTTGGAGTGGTGGTAAGTAGATCCGTTGGCGAAGGTAATTTCGAGATCGCGGACATCAGGATCGTAAGCGAGGTGTCGGACGTGGGAACTGTTGGTTGGCTCGAAAGTGAGGATATCGGCCATAAGTTACAGTGTAACAAACGGGAGGATGGGTACAGACCCACCCTCCCTTCTCAACTTACTTGGGCTGGGCTACCGGCGGCTGCGGGGGCACGGGGGGCCAGACATCGGGGCCCTGGACTACCAGCCAGCGGTATCCAACACCAACCACCCAGATCAGGATGATCGCCTTACCAGCGATACCCGTGCCAGGGGGCAACGGGGGCCAGATCGTTCCAGGAAGCGTGTTGTCCACTGACGGGGGCGCTCCAGGCAGACCCTGGTCCGGTGCGGGCGGTTGTCCCGGCAGACCCTGATCGGGATGTCCGGGTGCTCCAGGCAAACCCTGATCGGGGTGTCCAGGGACCGGCGGCAAACCATGATCGGGGTGTCCACCTATCGGTGGCAGACCATGGCTGGGGCGTTCGGGGCGTCCAGGCCGGATCACGATTGGATGCGAGGGGACCGTGGGACGTGTGGGGGGCCAGATTCCCGGCGGCAGATCGGTTCCCGGCGGCAATGGCGGCAACATATCCGGGGGCCAGATACCGGGAGGTGTGGGCAGTCCTTGATCGGGTGCACCGGGGACGCCGGGAGGCAGGCCCTGATCCGGGTGCTCCTCACCCACTCCGTAGCCGGGGTCCACGGGGCCACCGGGATAGCTGGGCTTGCCAGTGCGAACCCAACCTGTAATGTGCATATAGCTCATAGAGAATTCTCCTATCTGTAATCTTACTTACGAGGGGTAACTGAGTTACTCCTTCTACGTTACTACCAATTGTCAAAAATGCTGTTCCAGCCCTCATGAATTTCTTCCAGGCTCATATCGGAGCCCTGCCAGTCCACCGGCTCATGGGTCTCGACTTTCTCAGTGGTGCGCTCGATGTTCATACTCCAGGAGTTAGCGATCCAGAGGGCGAGGTTGAAGGCGCGGACACGGTCGTCATGGCCGTAGGGGTTTTCGGCATAGTTGCGCTCCATGTCCATGCGGCAGTTGGCGTACTCTTCGGCCAGCCAAGGGGACTTGACAACGCAGCGTTGCAGGACCAGATGGCGCGAGGCTTTCACCCAGAGATCCCGGTTGGTTTTGTTCGAAGCGTGCCAGCCCATGGAGCGGGTGGGGGTGGCCGGGGTGTTGCCGTAGAACTCCCACTTGAAGTGGTTGGTGTAGCCAAGTTCCAGGCACTGCTGCAGGGTGCCCGCGCCGGGGCCGGGGAAGACTTCGATGATCACCTTGCACTGGTCCTCATCGGTGCCTGAGTAAGCGCGGCCCAGGAGGTTTACTACGTAGGCTAAGTCGAAGGCGTCAACAGGGGCCGCGTATTCGGCCACCTGGATGTCACGCTTACCGTCCTTGCCCACCTTGATCACTTCGATAGCGCCGTTATCGGTCTTCGCGTCCTCGCGCACGCGGGAGAAGCGATTCCAACCGGTGCGGCCCACGGTGGGATCGCAGCCGATGACGTAAGTGGAGCCCTTGTAGGGAGCGTCCCACATCCAGACAATGCCGCGAGGATCGCCGTCCCATTCGGCGGGGTGCATCTGCTCCAAGCGGCCCGCGCCAACAATGTTATACAGGGCCGGGAAGCCAAGGTTGCGGATCTCTTCGCTCATACTTTGGCCCTCACCAGTTCCACGTTGTAAGGCATGCCCAGCTGCGAGGTGGAGCGCATCCACTCGATAGTCTCCGGCGGCAGGGCGGGACGGGTCGAGTGCTGGAAGGATTGCTCCGGGGTGGCGCAGTAGTTACTCAGGAAAATGTAGAGGGAGCCTTCCCGCTTGTGCAGGGCATACTCAGTCTCGTACCAATACATCTGGTCCCGGTTCAGGGTGACTCTCTCCCCGCAGAATTCGGGAGAGGTACGCTCCACCAGTTCAGAGTGCTCGATGGTGGCTTGGTTGGGACGCCAGTTATCGGGGGCGGCGCGGCGGTACTTCTTGGTCTCGATATACCAGGGAGTAAAGATGTAAATCCAACTCTGAAAGCCTTCCAATTTCCGCCGCACGTTTTCGGTGAAGTCATGCCAGAAGTTGCCCCGGCCATTGGCAGTCGATTCGAAAGCGACAAAGGTGGAGGGGGATTGGGGAACAGCGGGAAGGAAGTCGAACTTCAACCGCTCCGCGAATTCCCAGAGGGCGACTTCGGTCATGTGCGAGATGTCAAACTGCTGGCCGGTGCCGACTCCGGCTTTCTGGGAGGACATCTGGTAGATCAAGCGCGACTTCAAATTCTCAAAAGCGATGTGGGAGTCTTTCACATCGAACTCGATGGCCGGAGAGAGGAACGGCGGCACGTTGTCGATGATGGTCTTGTCCCTGACGTATAACTCGTGAATCTTGTCGATGTCCAGGCTACCGGCGATACAGCGGGTGTGTTTCCACAAGAGCATGCGGTGGAGAGTGATCAACCTCATGATCGCGGTAGCGCCCAGCTGGCGCGACTTGTGCCAGACAGAGAGGATGCCGTCGCTGAAGCCATGCTTCTCGTACTCGCGCTGGATCTCTTCCTCGCGGGCGGCGATTAAAGACAAGGCTCTCTCCTGGGAGGTCCAGAAAGAGATGGCACTGACGCCCCCGCCCATCGAGGCATCCTGGTCGATGCAGCCGTAGCGCTCCGCGAAGTACCTAAAGTCATGCCTGCACAAAATTGTTTCAGAGCGGATGAAGGCCGTTTCGCCTTCCACCAGGGGACGCTTGTACTGGCCGGTCTTGGGGTCCATCAGGTTGCGCAGGCGAACGGCGATCTCGCGGCACTGGCCGATGTCGCGGCGCTTGGCGATGATCCGCGACTTGGCCAGCTTCCAGAGGGTCTTCTCGACTACCGCAGCGGAGTACATCTATTCCTCCGGCTCCCGGTAGCCATAAGCGATCTCGACTTCATCCTTGATGCCGGGAGTGATGGGGACAATGCCGCGAGTGGCAAGTTCGAGACGGTAGAGATCGCGGACTTCTTCCAGGGCATTGGCGATTCGCAGGAGGGACTTTGCAAAGAGATGAATCGCACGTATAGCGAGAAACATGGCTTAGACTCTGAATCTGTTTTTGGGGGAGGAGAAAGATGGCAAGCAACTCCTCCCCCGCTTCGGCCCCCATCCCCTCATGGGAACCAAGTTCAATCCTCGACGCTTTCGGCCTGGACGGTGATCGGCGCGGGGAGCCGCTCCAGTTCATCGATCACGCTCTCCACTGCGGAGGAGCCGGTGTTGATCGTGATCTGCGTGCCGGTGTTGGCACCCTTGATGACGCCGGTCGCTTTCAAAACCAGTTCGCGGGCTTTGGCGTCTCCGGCTTTGCGAACGGAGCCCTCGCCTTTGCATTGCACGCAAGTAAGCCAGTAGGAACCCTTCTTGCCGCCCCGCTGCACATGGATCTCACCGGCACCGTCGCAACGGGGGCAACAGATGGTGGTGCCCAGGGCCGCTTCCACGGTCTGCGCGGCCACGGCGGGAGCGCCCGCGTACAGCTGGCCGATGGTGGCCGTGAGGCGGTCGCTGCGCCAGATCGCCATGATGTCGGAGAGGGGGATGTTCTGGCGCATCGCGATGGTCGCCGGATCGAGATCGGCGTTCTCCGGGTCCATCAACGCGCAGAGATAATCGAGGGCCTTGTCCGAATCATCCTTGGCCAGGGCGTACTTCAACTCTTCGATGTTGATCGTCTCCAGGTAGCGCCGGAAACCGGTGAGGCGGGCGTGGCGCATCATGTCGGTATCGTATTGCTTCCGCGTCATC